ATTAGGTCAACCGAATTGCTCCAGGTTGCCGTGCCGTCAGTCAAATTGCTATGGCGGATGTGAACTGTGCCACCAACTGCCACGTCAAGGTCGGTAGTTTGGCTCCAGCGCAGCCTGGCGCTGTTAGCGTTGATTGGCTCGATGGTGAGGTTTTGAACGTCTCCTGGCAATGCGGTCTTGCCTGCAATAGAGAACGATGCCGCTGTAATTGGACTGGCCTTGCCAACGTTATTGATTGATTGAATTTGAACTTGAAGCGTGCCAGCAATAAGGCTGTTGATTCGTGCGGATGGTGATGTGGTTTCAAACGTAATCCAGTTGTTATTGTTTAAACGGTGCTGAACACGGAAGCTGCTGACATTTTTAGGTGCAATCCAGCTAAGGTCAAATGCGGTTAAAACGCTGTTGCCGTCTTGGTACAGGTGTTCGGTGCCATCAATATCATTTACTGGATCTGGAATAGCGGCAAGGTTTGTAATGTCACGCGGAACAATTTGCAGATCGCTTTCAATTGCGTCATAAATTGTTGAGTTGTACGCCAGTGCTGTAACGCCGTAGACACCAGGCTCGGATTCAGTAACCGTGATGACCCGGAATGTTTGCAGTTCTACGTCAGTTGTTTCAATAACCCAAATGCCTTGAGCGTTGGGTGCCTCGCTAAACGCATTGCCGACGGTGACAACCGTGCCACTGATGCTTTGGATAGGACGCAGTTCAGCCGAGCCAGTTGGCAACATGACTGTGAGTGTTGCGCCATTCGCAACGACAACGCTGAGATCTTCAGTGCTGTCGATTGTGACCGTGGTTGTGGTTGCGCTGCTGATCCGGCCACCACGGCGCGAGCCAGCTTTCATTGGATCGGCAACATTGATGACCATGCCGGGGCGCAACACGATGCCGCTATCCAGCGACACGGCAAAGGTCACTGTCTCGGTAAGGTTCTGCTCGCTCAGTAGCGTCCACTTACCAGCACGATGCGCTTGCCCTTGGCTGTAGCAACCCAGCAATTTGACATCACGGTTGATGATGCCGTACTTGGCAATTGCCGCAGCATCTTCAACATACTCAAATTCGACTTCGCCTAAACCTTCGTAGGTCTGGTATCCAATGGTTGCGGTGCTGGCGCGTGCTTTCTGTGAAGTGCCTGAGTAGTTGAAGATGCCGTCAATTACGTTGGCAGCAGCAATGACGTATTGCGGATCCGATGGCTTGTCTTGGTTGACCACCAACGTGCCAGCACCGTAGTAGGCAATGCCACGGAACAATGCCGTGAACTCTTGGATGACGTTGTAAACCTCGTCGCGGCTATTGAGCAGCAGGTTGCAAAGGAAACGTGGTTCTTGGCCGCCTTTGCCATCACTGACCAGGCCGTTGCAGTATTGGCTGATTGAAAAGAAGTCGTATCGGTCAAGACTGCTGGCCGGAATGGATGCCCCATAGCGGGTATTGGTCAGTAGATCCCACAGGCACCATGCTGGATCTGCACACCATGTAGCAGCGCCAAACGTTCCATCCCACACGCCCGAATAAGTAACGCGGCCAAGGTATGTTGTTGTATCAACTGTGGCGTTGCTCGGCAACTGGATCTTGATGCCACGCACCAAGTATTTGCGGGATGGAATGCTGTTGAATTGGCGGCTATCAAACCGCAGAAAAGCTAAGGCGCTGTTTGGGTAGCGCAGTTTTTCATCGATAATTTCTGTGTAGCTGTAGAAGTAGGTGCGGTTCTGAATACGGGTGCTGCCAGAATCTGGCGAGATACGCACCAAGCGGATGTCAACAGGAAAGGCGCCATTCAGCGTCAGCATGTAGTCGCGCTGATAACTGTTGGTTGTTTTGCCGCTGATGGTGTCCGATACAACAGTTGTAAATCCACCAGAGTTGTATTGCACTCGAATTTGAATATCTACGCTGTTGCCAACAATGTCACCGTCATCTTCAATAATTTGCAGTGCAGGCAGCTGCACCGTAACCCGCACACGGTCAACATCTGTGTCACTAATTGTGCGAGTAACTGAGGTGCTGGCAGTAGCTTCTACATTGACAGCTTTTTCAGATTCAGTGCCGTTGGTATTCGGAATATAGGCTTGTGCTTGTGTGCCGTTTCGGGTAACAACTGTGTAACCAGTAAAGTTATCAGCACCAGTGCTGCTTTGAATTGGTGTGCCATCAAGGTAAATGCCTTTGACTCCACCTTCAATCCCTTCAATTTCACCTTCACTAAGCAGGTCAAGAACGCTGCCGTATTGAACTGACTGGAGTGAATCGTCGGATTCTGTTGGTGTGTGCGCCTGGCCGCCACCGCCACCACCTTTGCCACCGCCGCCACCACCGCCGCCGGAACCTTGGATCGAACGATAAGTGCTCATATCAGTTGATCCACGTCAAGGCCGCTGCTGATTACAGCCGAGCCAATATAAGTACGACCGTAGCAAATTGGAACTGGCATTCCTTGTTGCACAGTATTGGTAATACCTGAAAAAGTAAAAGATTCAAATCGTGCCGCTTCTTTGCCGCGTTCTGCACTTGAATAAGTTTGTTGTGGTGAAATTAGCTGGGCAATTCCTCCAAGAACAAGACTTACACCAATGCCACCAATAATACTTGCCGCTGTTCCTCCTAAAATAAATCCAGAAAATGCAGTTGTAGCTGTTGCTGCTGTACCAAAAGCAGATGCACCAAGACCTAAAAATCCACCAACAGCTGGTCCAGCAACAATTGCCAAAGCAATCAAACCAATACCAATGCCAATCATTGCGCCAGTTCGACCAGCACCAGCAATCACAGGGGTGATACTGAAAACTTGGCGCTCACTCCAAGGCATGACCAATGGGGACAAGTCATCTTCGGTAACTTTTTCCTTGCCAATCGTTACGCGGTATGCCACGCCATCCTGCTCACTATCCAGCAACCACTTGTCCAAGCCAGGAAAATTAACGCACAGTGCCTTGATCGCTTGCGCTGGTGTATCGGCTTCAAACTGGAAACGGCATTGCCCCAGATACTTGCGTAGGGCGCCGTAGACCTTAACGACTTTCATGCCGTAGGACCATGGCAGTGCTCTTGATATAGTAGCCGCCCAGCACGTCCCTACTGCTAAGTCGGCCTTGAACGTGGTGCAGGATCTGCTGGTCGCCAATGTAGATGGCTGCGTGGTTAGGCAAGCTGGAGCCAAGCTGCATCAGCAAGGCATCGCCGTATTGCAGCTCATCAAGCGGCACCTTATGGAAGCCTTCACGGTGAAAATTGTCTAGGTACAGGTTTTCGCCACGCTCCCAGAACTTATCGCGGCGGTTGTAGTCGCTGAGCTGAAGGCCAAATTCCTTGCCGTACCAGTCACGGCACATCGTGTAACAGTCCACTACGCCAAACACAAACTCACGGCCCACATACGGCAACTCGTATGCCTCTGGCAGCGTCAGGCTGGAGCCACCAGTCTTTGGATTGATGATGAACCACGGCAAACCGGATTTTGCACAGGCCACACGATCCGCTTGGCTTGGATTGGGATTGGTTGATGGGTGGCTGTGGACGATGGCCACGATCTCGCCTTGATCCTCGACTGCTGCGTAATCTTCGCCGCTCAGAACAAAATGCTCGTCGGGCGTATCAGCCAGGTTGGTGCAGGGGAAATACCGCTTGCGGCCTTTGACCACGGCAACCAAACCGCAGCACTCGCGTGGATCCTCAGCTTGCGCGTGCTCCAGGATTGTTGCTTGCAGTGCTTTGCTAATGATCACTTGCTCAGACCTGCGCCAGGAAAACTGCCAAATGGTAATTCAGCAGCGGCGCCAAACCGTAATTTGCAAGATTCAATTCGCTTGCCGCACGCATCTAATGCCAACGTGCCAACAACTTGATCTTGAGTGTTCCAGTAATTGCTGCCGGTGTAACCGCACTCACCACCGCGATAGATCCACTGGCAAACATTGGCAATGACCTGCCGCCGGGGAAGCATCACGCCCACAAGGTCAAATTTGCTGGCCAGCTCAAACTCAACAACGGCGCGGTTTTCGTTTGACTTGCGGTCCACGTACCAGATCTCGTCTGGGAATTTGGCGTGGGGATCGGCACCGGCTGCACCGTCCAGATACTTTTTAAGCGTGCGGATACGAACCACCTTGGCGCCACCAAGGTCATTGCCTGTGGTGATCAGGTTGACCTGAAGCAGCAATGCCGTAATGCTGCTGCCAATGTTGCTGACGGCGAGCTTGGGGCGCGGCAGGCTGCCGCTGCTGCTGTAATCAAAGCCAGTGGCCTCCAATGCCAAACGCACATAAGACTGGCCGTTCCAGACCACGTTGCCGGTCACCGCAGCATTCACGCCGTTGTGGAAGTAGTAAATATCTGAACTGCCATGCAGTGTGGCGTCAAGGTGCAGCTGGAACAACTCAATAATGGCGTTCGGTTCCAGCACGCTGAGGTCTTCGTAGACCGCGCTGATCCCCGTCCAGGTGACCGTGCCATCAACCGTTGTGCCATCAATCAGCGTTGGCCATGCCGGTGCAGATGCACCAGAAGTGCCCGCTGTGGTGCATTTGAACACCAGGCCAAAATCCTGCACCGTGGTGGCGCGGACAATGGCACCAACGGCGTAACTGCTAGTAGCGGCCCAGCTTGCGTATGCCATCAGGGTTCAAATACTTGCGTAAACGTAGCTTGAACCGTTGCGCGGTTTAGATATGGGATCGATTTGCTCCAGTCTGCGCAAACAAACTTGCCACTACCAGCTTCACCCGGCGCGGTCCAGTCGAATGATTCTTGGCCAGCACGGGCATCAAGAAATGTTTCAATCGTGTCCGCATCGGTTTCCGATATTTCCCAGGTCAGGCTCCAGTTTTTGGGATTCTGGTTCAAGCCAAAAACGGCACGCATCTCATAGCCATCCCCGTACTGAACTTTGGTTACTTTGGGCTGGCTGGTCTTCTGTGCGCCGTAGGTTGGCGTGATGCTTGGAAAGGTAGCCATTAGCGTCGTGTACCGGCCAAGAGACCGCCTGGGCGTTGTTGCTTAACCAATTCTGCCTGCACCGCAGCGGAAACTGCAACACCAAGCTGCTTGGCCTGTGCCTGATCACCTTGGACGTTGGAATTGCCGCTGGCGTCTACGTTGACCACGACGCTGGTGCTACCACCGCCTAGTGCGTTGTTCGGAACGATGCTGCCACCGTGCTTAGGCGTGAACAGCTCGGGGCCACGCTCGCCAACCATGTAAGAGGATCCGGCGCTGACTGGGCCACCAAGCGCTTTAGGCACAAACGCTGAACTGAAATTGGTGGCGCCACTCAACCCACCGCTTAAGGAACTCATCGAAAAAGATGCTGGGTTAAAACCTCCGAACCCAGAGCCAGCACTTGTTTTCGGTCCCAAGAAACTTGAAATAGCATTGATGGCTTGATTAATTACATAGATGCGAAGCAGTTGCATCGCAATATCCTTGAGCACTCCAGAGGCTATGTTGCGAAGACTTGCGCCAAAGTTTTCACTGCCGCTAATCAGCGCATCAAAAGCTGATGTCATGCCTTGGCCAACCGTATTGGCAACACCATCGGCAAGATCTTTTTGTTTTTGCTGTTCCACCGTGAGCTGCTTGGAGTATTCAAGGATCGTGCTGTAGCCCGATGCTGCGGACATGATCCCAGATATGTATTGAGGGTAGGTATCAACAGCTTGTTTTTGAAATGCGGTAATATCAAAATTTAATTGCCTTGATACTGTTTCGGATTGGATTGCTAGTCTAGCTAGCTCAATTTTCTTTTGCGCTGCTGGCATGTCTTTATCTGCTTTGATTTTTGCAATATCAGCATTCACCTGAAGCAGTTGTTTTTGCGCTTCAAGGTTGAGCACCAACTGTGTATTTTCTGCAACGCGGGCTTCCAAGATTTTGCCTTCAATGTCAAACTGTGAACGTGCCAAATCCAGCATTGTTCCAGAGTTGGTAATTTGCTCCGTAAAGTCTTTAACTTTTGCCTTTTTGCTACCTTTTTCCGTGCCTGCGCCGGTTGCCCCTACTCCAGTAGGCGTAGGAGGCAGCTCAGGTTTTTTAGGTTTTTCTAATGGGATACTTGTAATCGCTTTGATTCGTGCTTGGTTTGTTTTTACGCGGGCTTGTACCTCTATTAGCTTTGCTCTATCGGCTGGCGCAGCCATTTCTGCGGCTGACTCTGCTCTTGCATCTTGTGCTCGAATTTGCAAGGCCAATGTTGATGCCAGTTTTCTATCATTGGCTAGATTTTTCTGCGTTGTTTTTAGCATTTTTTGACGTTCTTCTACAGTCTTGCCTTTGAGTTGTCCTGCCAAAGATTGCTGGGATCTGGCTGCCAAACTTTTCTCCGCAGCACTTGCGCTTCCTAGGACTGCTCCGGTTTGTGTGATGACGTAATTGATGCCAACCGTAACAATTCCAATACCAGCAAGTCCGAGAAGTGCGGTAGTTAATCCAGTAACGGATCCTGCGGTTGCTATTGATGCTGCCTGAAGTGTTCTTGCATTAGTAGTGTAAAGGGCAAACGCGGTGGCACTGCCCGTTGCTGCGGTTCCGCTTGCAGCAACTGAGCCAGTTATTGCTGTCGTTGCCGCCACAAATGCAACATGTAATCCAATGACACCTTGGATAGCTTTTTGCACCAATATCATTTGAGCAATAAGTTTTATAAGTTCGCCAGTAGCATTCATGACTGGTTGCGGCACCGCATCCATTGCATCGGCAAAGCCATTCACGCCTTTGGTTATGTCTTGAATGGTAATTACAAGCGTCGGACCAAAAGCTTTGCCCAGTGCTTCACTTAAATTCTTGAACGATGTATCTAGTGCCTTGAATGTATTGTCAAGGCTACCTTTCATTGTCTGAAAATCTGCATCAGTCTTGCCAGAAGCATTGCCGATTTGGCCAAGAATATCTCTAAAGTCTTTGCCGTCTTTCGATGCAGCAGCAAACGCACCACGCATTGCTTCTGTGGGTCCAACCATCCGTGCTGCCGCTTCTTTATCTTTATCAATAGCAACTGACAGTTCTTTCATCAAACCGCCAAGACCCTTGGTCTGAAGGCCCATCAGGTTCCATTGGATACCAAGTTTTGCGGCGGCAGTTTGACTTTCTTTAGTTGGTTGCAATAGCTGTGTCAATACAGCGCTAAGGCCAGTGAATGCCACTTCTGCCGTAGCGCCATTCTTGGTAGCAGATGCGATAAACGCATTCATCTCGTCAAGACTGACGCCTGACAATGCCGCCATACTTGCGACGCGGCCAAGCTGGGAAACGTAATCGCTCCATTCTTGGTTGCCGAGTTCAACCGCTTTTGAAATGCTGTCGGTAACTTTGTAGGCTTCTGTTCCGCTCATGCCGTAAGCATTCAGCGTTTTAACAAGAACTTCGGTAACGCCTTGGTTGTCAGCCAAACCACCTGTTGCGGCTTTGGTTGCGGCTTCAAGGATCCTGATATTTCCAGCTGTATCACTGAATCCAGCTGATGCTGCCTGGTAGCTAGCTGCCGCAAGTTCTGCTTTGTTGGCAACGCCACCAAGGCGATCGCTTAAAGCAGACAACGCTGGATTGATTTTTGCAACATTTACGCCAACCGTGCCAAGGCGGCGGATATTTGTATCCAGTTCTTTGACATCGCTGATAATTCTGTTTATGGCAAAGCCCGCCGCAAAACTTGCAGCTAGCGACCCAACCACACCATCTAGCTTTTGCAGTGCTGATTGAGTGTTCTTGGAAGCTACGCCAACCTGATTAAGACTCCGAACAGCACCTTGGCTGTTTACCTGGATATCGACGGTTGCTACTGCCACGAATCGACCACTGCTATTGCGTCAGTCTACTAGCTACGCCGCTTGGCTTTTTCCATTTCCTCGCGTTCCCGTTTGCCTTTCAGCTCGTAGTACGCGGCAAAGTGGATGAATTCAGCATCCGTCAGTTCTTGCCGAAGCCGACTCACCGTCATGCCCAGCTCAGTGGCTAGGAACATTTCAAAGTAAAGCCAGCTATCGGCCTCTAGTCGTTTTTTGCTTCTTCCAGCGATTCAGGCGCACCAAGTCCGAACAGGAACAGCTCCAGTTCGTTCAGCACCGATTCGGGCAGTTCGCGTTGCAACTTGGCAGCGTCAGCTGGCGCAAAAGCTTTCTTGCCATCTTCCAGCTCAGCCATGTGGCACAGCATCTGGGTGCTGATGTCCAATGTCTCGTCCGACCCAGCGAGGCCAGTGGCACGCTTGCGGTCAGCGCGAGTAATCGGCTTGAAGTACAGCGACAGCACCACGGTGCCGTCTTCCTTCTTGATGTCGAATTTACGCCGCTGGTTAAGGTCAAAAGCCCCGGTGAGAAGATCAACGGGGCGTGGTGTGGCAGGCATTAGATCGAGGTAGTAATGGCACCGTTCATGGTGAAGTTAACCGTCACCACTTCCAGTTCACCAACCGTAGCACTGTAATCAGTGGATGTGATCACGATGCTGCCGGTGATCTTTTTGCCGCCAGTTTCGTCAAGGTACAGCTCGACAGAGGCGTTGCCTTCGTCAGTTGCTGTGTTGACGTCCTTGATCAGGTCAAGTTTGTCGCCAGCGCTAGGAGCGTCATACATGATTTCCATGCTGCCGCTGCCTGCAATCAGGCCACCGATGTTGGCCTTGTAGGTTGCGCCTTGAGCAGTGGTCTCAAGCACGTCCTTTTCCACGGTCATCGACCAGGAACGCACAGCAGCAATCTCAGAGATGCCGCCGCTGCTGTCCTTATCAAAGAAAACCGTACCCTGTTCGCCGCGATAGAAAGCCATGATCAGATGGAGTTGGTGATGGTTCCAGAGGTGACAAAGTTACAGGTGATAACCTCCAACTCGCCAACAGTAGCGCTGTAATCGGCTGATGTAATCAACCCGACGAAGCTGATCTTTTTGGTGCCTGTGGTGTCTAGGAACAACTCAAAAGCTGCGACGCCTTGATCGGTTGCCGTGTTAGCAGCCTTGACAAAAACGTTGGTTTCGTCAGCGCTGCTAGCAGAGTAGATCAGCTCGACGCTGCCAGAACCGGCAATCAGGCCGCCAATGTTGCTCTTGTAGGTAGCACCCAGAGCGGTGGTTTCCAACACATCTTTTTCGATGGTCAGTGACCACGACCGAGTAGATGCGATGGTGGCAGTGGTGGATCCAGCATCGTCAAATTTGACGGAGCCTTGTTCGCCGCGATAAAAAGCCATGATTAGAGGTCCTCGAAGGTTTCAAAGGTCATTCTGACCTGAGTTTGGAAGTACCCTTCGGGAGACGGCGTGGCCACCACCTCTGGGCCTGTTGGGGGATCAAAGCGAACCCCGGATACGACAATTCTATTGTAAAGGTCTCGTACTCTTTTGCCGACGGTGAAGTTCGCGCCTGGGCCAACACCTTTGGCGGAAAAGATATTTACAACGATGACACCGATGACGCTGTTGCTGGCGCCAGCCGTGCTGCCCATGGTCATGTAGTTGTTGGCGCCAAAGCTGACAGAACACTGTGCCCAAGTGCTACCTGGCGTGGGCGTGTAGGCCACGTTATGGAACACCACTGGTATGACTGGCACGATGGCTAGTTCGGTGGCGAGCCTGCCTTCCACGATGGCGCGGATTGCGTTGAGATCTAGTGCGGCCATTAGCCTTGCCTCCCGATGTAATCAGCTAGTTGCCTAGCACGGTTGGCCATTTGAGCTGCAACGATGTCGATCCAGCCTTCTGGTGCTTGGGTGCTATGACCGTTGGCAAGTGCCTCAGCGTATGGAAGTGTGTTGTGGATGTTGTAGGTATTGCCCATGCGCTCGCTGCCAGGTGTGTAGTTGATGCCAGTCGGAGGCGTTGGTTTTGGGTTCTCTGGTGGCTCTGTTTTTCCTACGTTTTCCCCTGTGCTGGCTTGTTGCGCCCCGGCGTCATAGTTGCCAGTTGCATTTTCACCAATAACCCAGCTAGCGCGAAAACGTCCTGTATCCACTGGGCTTCTTCCTTTTAGTTCCGCATCCGTTTCAAACACAACCGCGTGCATCAACTGGTTCATCCGCTCTTCGCAGAAGTCACCAATGTCAACGATGTTGATGCGTCTTGCCATGATCAGGCTCGTAGGACCAGTTCGTAGGTGATTGCCTGGTTGTCCTGCTCGATGGTCTGCACGGTAATGATCTGATGCGACACGGTTGCGATCACAACGCGGTCGGCGGTGCTTGGCGTTACGGCCAGATCAGTTGCAGCGATGAACAACCGCTTGTCACCGGCTTGGATCAGCTCATTGACCTCGCGGGCGTTCACATCTTGTAATACGCCACGCAGGCTGTAGTCGGTCGCCGTCTCCGTTACTGCGCCTGTGGAGGCGTTGTAGGCGCCGCTAGTGACTCGCCTATAGGTCAACGCACCACCAAACTTGCCCATCAGCTTGGAGGCGGTCTTCTGTAGCGAGGAAGCTAGTGCCATCAGAGCCTGTAGGCGACGCAGTGGCCGTTCTGGAGTTTGATGCTGGTAAATACTCCATAAAGCGTTGTAGAGGAATCAAAAGACTGACCCGAGATTGTATTTCCATCCCAGTTCAATGGAACCAATGTATCCACTTGAGTATTGGTTGTGAAATGAATGGCGCACCAACGGCCCGTGTAAGTGGCAGTATCACCAATAAAGGTCGCGCCTTTGGCGTAATCAATTCCTAAACGATTGGTATCGCTCATAATCAGATTTTGTAAGCAGCGATCTTGCCGGATGTCAGGGTGACGCTGGTGAAAACAGCTTCAACAGCATCGCCAGCTTTAAGCGGCACGCTGGTAAACGCATTGCCGGTGACGTTCTGGATCACAGCACTGGCAATCACGGAATCCTCAAACGCCACCAGTTTGTTGAAACGACCCGTGTGGGCAGCCGTGTCGCTGATGTACTCAAAACCAATGGCGTAATCACCCATGATCAGCTCCGGCGGATAGCAATGTTTCCTGGTCCACTGATTCTAAGGCCAGTTAGATACCGTTCCATCATCGGTGGCACCTTATCCGCACCAGCCTGTGCGCTGCTGGTGTTCACGCTGACGCTGATGGGTCCAATGGCCACGCTGTTGTAGTCCTCAAGACCACTCAGGCCGAGGCTATCAGTGTTGTTGTTGAGGAAGACGGCCAGCACCACCTGAGCTTGCTTGATCTGCGGGGGAATCTCACCGTCAGTGAAGTAGTCGGTGGTAATGCGAAACGGGAAACCGGTTGCGTAGGTGTTGATATAGGTATCAGGCTTCCGTACTCCAGTCCGAGGCCACTGCATTGACTGGGTGTCAGTAGCGCGAGCACCAAGAAA